CTTCACGGAAATGCTGGTGAACGTCGCAGCGTCCGCCGTAGCCGTTCCAATAGTGCCGATCTGCTCAGCTGTGAATTTGCCCGTACTGGCGAGCGCGGCAACCGCTTCCGTCGCGGTTCCTATGGTCGCGCCAGACGCGGTAGCGCTTTCGGCCAACTTCTGCATGCCGCCTGCCGTGGTCCCAACAATGCCGCCCGTCAAAATCAATGCTTCGTTGAGGGCTTGCTGTTCCTCAGACGTTTTTATGGCGGCAGCGCCGATTGCAAGAATGCCGAGGGTGATCGGATTGAACAGGAGGCTTAGCGCGCCGCTGAGAGAAAGCAAACGCGTGAATGAGCCGGCCAGCCGAGTCAACTGGCCGCTCGCCGCTTCGCGCCCCATTACGGCCAATTCCTGCGTCATCCTGGCAGTGCCGATCGATGCGCCAACCGCCGCCGTCGACTCTACTCCGTACGCCGCCGCCATCTCCGTAGCTGCGGCGATCTGTTCCTTACGCTCTGCGATCTCCGCAGCGATTGCGGAAACCTGCGCGGTCTCGGAAGCCGTAAAGCCGGCCATCTGCGCGTCGTACTCGACCATTGCTTCTTTGCTGGCCGTGAGCGCGGTAAGCTGCCTGCCTAGGGATTCAGCCACCTTGGACGCCGCAGCGCTCATCGCCGTCGACGACTCCGTAACCGAAGCCGTCGCTGCTGCTTGGGCGGACGCAACAGCTTTCGAACTTTCTGCCAAAGCCGCCTGACTACCCTCCGCCGATTTGGCCGTAGCCGCCATCGCTTCCAAGCTTTCAGCGTACTTCGCCACGGCGACGCTGCTATCATTGGCCGCATCAACCTGAGCAAGAGACGCGTCGACCATCGCGGCTACACGCGTCGCTGCGTCGGCTTCGCTCTCCCCCAGCACCGTTGCGGCGGCCGAAGCTTCTACCATCGCGGCGGTCTGTGCCTCAATCGATGCGATCAGCGGCGCGGCCTGCTCGGAGACGCCGAGCTGCGCCGCTTTGTACTCAAGCAGCTGGGAGGTCGTCATTCCGACCGTTTCGGATTGGGTAAGGAGAGACGCTATGAAGCGTGCAGCGGATGCCGTGGCGGCTTCCTGAGCGGCAGCTGCAGCGGCCGTGGCGCTGGCTTGGGCCTGCATTCCGGCCAGCACCATCGTCTGCGACTTATACCAATCCAGCTCGACTTCCGTCATGCCGGCCATCGCACCCGTATAGTTGGCGATGGCATCTTTAGACGCGCCGAACAGCGCGATCTGCTTTTCTAGGGATGCGGTGAGCTTATCCGCCGCAGTGTTGACGCCTGCCGATGACGCGGCAGTACTAGCGGCGGTCTGCGCCTGTGCGCTGCCCGCGGACGCGGCCGAACGCGCCAGTGTTTCCGTTGCGGCTGCGGCATTTGTTGCGCTGGCGGTGAGTTTATCCAGTTCAACTGCAGCTTTCCCGGCAGACGTAGAATCAACCGCAATGCCAAGTGTCGCAATATCCGCCACGGAAACCCTTTATTTTTCGTTTGCCACTCTTATTCTCACAGTGTCGATGCGTCTGATCACCATAATTTCCCAAGGCAGCGGCTCATTCCGCGTGAGCAAACTCCAAGCTTGTATCTCGGTGTTGCTGAGGGGAACAAAACTGTATCCATTGTTCCCCCTTGCAACGTCAAGTTCACAAAACCACAGCCAGAGGTACGTCAATTCGACAGGCAGTTCGGGCACTTCCGCGAGCTTTAATGGCATTCTGCCGGTCTGGCGGTAGACTGCTTCGAGGTGGCTGCGCATCGACGCACCATCAGGCTGAGGCTTTGCAAGCTTGAATTCAGCTTCGCAGTGAGCTACAGCCTGCTGGATCAGCGTTTCAAAAAATTTGCAGCGTCCTCGACTGCGGCCATCACCTTGTCCCGGATGTACGTGTTGCCGGCGTAGAGCGCCTTCGCATTTGCCTGGCTGAACTCGTACACTTCGCCGCCGCTCGTCAAGCCTTTCCAGCCGACCGTAGCTGCTGTGGCGAGCGTAACGTTGGACGCCTCGCGCGCATCCAGGAACTCGTCGGCATCTGCTTCTCTCTTCAGATCGAGACCGCGGCCACGCACCGACGACTTTTTCAGGGTCGCACGCGAAAGCTGGCGATCAGCGTCTTTGTACTTTTGCGAGTTCTTGCCGACGACCGAAATGCTTTCGGTCACCTCTCCGTTTTCGTCGAACCCCAGCGGGATCTCGTAGACGGCTTCATTGTCGTCGTCGGTCAGGCCAACATTGAATCCTTTATTTACTTCGGACATCTAAGTACTCCAGAGGGTAGTTTGAAGCCCCGATTATATGGGGCTTTCGTTTAATTAGACAGCTGCGGAGTCTTGAATCGACATCGTTGTGACCAACGTTCCCGGAAGCGGATTGTTGTTGTTCAGCAATGCCACGAACGGAACGGTCTGAACGATACCCACTTCGCCATCATTTTTCGTCGCGCCGTTCAGCTTGCATCGCGGGAAGGCGAACACTTGAAAGCCGGCGGTCGCCGTCGAGTCGGTGGTGAGTGCAGCGATCACCGACACTTCCGCTTCGTTAAAGAACGCTGTTTGGAAAGTCGCATCTTCGAAGTACACCGACATCGTGCCGGTCACGTCAATCGCGCCGGGGAAAATGTCCGGTGCGATATTCGATCCGACCACGTCGCCAGAGGTCATGTTTCCGTTGAGCGTGAAGTCCATCGCCGTGATCACAGCGACCTGAACGCCGCCCATAAACACAGCGCCGTTGACCGCCGCCAAGATCGCGCCAGTCGATACCGGTGCCGGGTTCTGGAAATACTGCGCCGTGCCTTCCGTGGCGTTGATGCCCATGACCGTTAAGTCAATGGTCGCCATCCCTGTCGACGGCAACTTGATCGCCATCTGCGTGAATCTATTCCCGACGAACAACTCACTCTGTCCGATGTCCGAGAAAAAGTGCTCAATTGTGTAGGAATCCCGAGTTTGTCCGGTAAGAGGAATCCAGCTCTTCTTGCCTACCAACGCACAGGATACTTCCGTACTGGTCGTGTCCGGTACGACAGCCGCCGAATTCAGGAAGATCCCGGTGAGGCCCAGCGCTGTGATACCCGTGATGAAGAAATTCGAGCTGTTATTGGTCGGAGATTCCGTGAAGCCGAGGAATCGCACCACATCGCCAATGTTGTAGCCGTCTGCAAGCCACGAACCAGCAGTGCGCTGGATCTGCGGAGCAGCGACTTGGGCCGTAACAGCTGTTGCAGCTGTCGTGGGTGCGACTTGAAACGCCTGGCGCAACACCGATGCCATCGGCAGCTGAAAAGTACCGATCGACAACTCATCGGAAATCGAACCGGTGATGGACCGCGTGCCGTGGCGGAAATCCGAACGCTGGTAGTCAGGCCGAATTTCAGTCGACTTGTAAGTCTTCTTTGACAGATCGACGTTGCTGCTGGTACGGCGCATCAGCTGTCCACTCGTCGCCAGCGCGGCCACAGCGAACTGCGTTTCTTTTGCAATGGTGAGTAGCTTCGCTACGCCAACGGCGATTTGGGTCATTGACCTTCCTTAATTAATTAGTTCTACGAAATAACATCTTGACGGTAACGCACCCGCACGGGGATAAAGTAGAATCCATTGTCGTCGTTCAGCCCTTGAGTGCGGGACCCTTTCGTGTCGATGTTGACCACAACGCCGTTCTGCGTAATGCTGCCCCGCGGAAACAGCGCGATTATAGCATCGGCTATCTCCTCAGCGGGTCCTGGACCTCTGTCTTGGATACCGTAAACGCTGATCTGATAGAACCCTTGGAGCCGATCAAAATCCACTCCAAAAGCCGGGTTCGAAGTCCGAGCCGGTGCCATCGCGCATCGAAAATAGACCCTCGTTGAATTGGGCACAAAGTTAAAATTCTCCCACGACAGAAGAGCCGGCGGAGACATCGTGGCCGCGAACGCAGCGATGCGTGATTCAAACGCCTGCCTGATATCCAAATTGCTCATAGGTTCTGTATCGCAGCGCCTTGGTAGCTGCTTGCCTCCATGACCGTGATGTCTCGCATACCCGCTGGGGCCTGAGTTGAAAAGCCGTTTTCTGTTTTTCCCGTTGGCCGTTTCGGCGGGTTGGGATAAAGCCCGTACTCGATCACAGGGGCATACGGCAAATTATTCACGAGATAAGTGACGCCGCCGGCAGGCGTGTCCTTGATCGCTTCGGTCAGCGCCTCTATCGTTTCTTCGCCTTCCGGGTCCGTATCTGGAAACTCTCCATCAGGTATAACACCGGCCCCAAACTGCCAATTAGCGCGCAGCTGCCCGGTGTCGACTGGCGACTTCTCTACCAGACTCGTCGCGACGCTTACCGTGATGTCTTGCACAACTGCGTCGACGTTCGAGAGCGCCTTATCGCGAAATGCCTTTACCTGCTGTGCAAAGTTATCTGCCATCTCACGATGAACTCGGTATGCCGCGCACATGCGCAGCGTGCATTACGGGCTTACGGCCGGACGGGTCTAGTGTCGTGGACGCCATCACGTTGTACGGCGTGTTGCTCCATACGACAGTGTCATTGGTGTTGGGTTGCGGCATCATCACGCAATTCCCACCCAATCGACCTTGAACGGCGAGATACAGCATCTTGTCGCCTTGCTGAATCTCCGTTCCTTTGATGGTCGATATGCTCGGATCGGCTTCAGAGAAATCCAGCAACAAACCGGTTCCTGTGTAGGTTCCCGGCGACACGGACACGTTCGACGATGTCGCAACGTCATAGGTCGGCACGCCGGCCTGAATCAGCTCCATCGGCTGTCCGTACCGGGTTAGCATCGCCAACACACTGGCTTGCATTCGATGGTAGATGTTCATTTATTCTCGGTCATCTCGTCGTAGGCATCAAACAACCCGCGGGTGATTGACTGAAGCGAATACGCTTCGAATTCCTTACTCGGCTCATCCTCGCCAAGCATCTTCTTGACCCACTGCCATACGTGAGTCGCCTCGTGGACGATAAGAGCATGCACCTGGTTCAGCGTCTGGCGCGGATCGCCCTTCAAGCAAACAAGAATCACCGATGGATTTCCGCTCAGGTTGTCGAACGTGTGCGTCGTCGCGCCGCAACCTTCGAGCACGAACGGAGACCGCAGTTTCTTGGGGATCTCCAGCGCACGTAGCTCCTCCACGTACTGCTTCTCAGTCAGGCACAGCGCCACCCTGTACGGGCTGATGACGAGGGCCGGGTCGGTCCAGACGGCTTTCATCCTCGCACCAGCTTTGTAGTTAGACCGTTAGTTGCGTCTAGATACGGATTCAGCATTAGGTCTACCTGGCGGAAGCGACGGAATTGCGGCGACATCCGGTCGTAGTCAATCTCGATCTGTCCAATCTTTTCCTTGAGCGTCCGCTGATCCAGGTCGGGCCACAGATCCTGAAACGATGCTCGCAGCGCCAGCTCGGCGCACGCGTTCATTACCTCGGCCGGGACGATGTTGGCCGGCACGGTGTAAGACATACGCTGGTCGACGAAATAAGACGCCGTGTCTCTCAGGATGACCCCGATCCGCGGCCAGTCGAGAAGCTGGCCAGGCGCAGGTTCTACCCGCATGCCCAGCCACCGTTGCCGATAGACACCAACCATGTACTGCGTCGCTTTTTGAAGACAGCCCTCCTGAACCGGCTCGGCCAGGTTAGCCCAAGCCATGTTGGCCAGATTCGCGTGATACGTCGTAGCGTCAGCGACGCTGATGTACGAATTCGCACCAGGAACAATAGAGCCATCTTCAACGATCAGTGTCACGGCAGCGCCTTACTTCACGTTCTTGGTATCGTCACCAGCTTTCAACTTTGAGACCTTGCGGCGCGCGGCCTCGGCCTTTTCGTCGAACAGAATGTGCTCGTCGGTAAGCTCGTCGGCGTTGATAACGGCGAAGCCATCCGGCGCGGTAGCGTGCTGGATGGTGAGGGTCGGCAGGGACTTCACTTTTGCGATGCTCATTATTTTTTACCTTTTTTGTCCCAATATGCCTTCAGACCTGCGGGCATACTGGCGGTTGACTTCGGCGCGGAAGCGGCCTTTTTTCCAACTGCCTTCACCGCCGGCTTGGCTGACGCTTTTACCGCAGGCTTGGCTGACACTTTTTTCATTGCAGTTGCCATGTCGCTCTCAAAATTTGTGAGGCTGTTTCGTACAATTCGGAGCAGATTTACCCGCTCCGAATTATGTACTTTAATCAGTCATCCTAATTAAATTAGCCAAGCACAGTGGTGATGTGCTCCGGTTTGACTGCGGCAGCGCCCCATGCCAGCGACACCTCGTAGTAGACCTGACGGTACTGAGCATACATGCTCACGTCGAAGGCCAAGCCCGAACGCGGATCGATGATGGTGGTACGATCCACCGCCATGTCGCCTTCAATCGGCAGTGCCGGCGCGCGGGTAACAAGGGCAATCGCGTTACGGTGGTAAGCCAAGTTCGGTGCGTAATCCGCGCCGATGGACATCACCGAGTTGGGTGCCAGCGTGGTCAGCAAGCCCGGCTTGTTGATCGAGATGCTGCCCGGCGCTGCGATGCCGGTATTCACGATATACAAGTTCGGGTCGCCTGCGAACGATACAACATCGCCCGGAACAACGGTGCCGGTACCGGTCGTCAACGGAATGGTCGTCGAACCTGCTGGAGCACCGCTGGTTACGTAACCTGCGCCGAGGCCCTTGGTCGTTTCCAGGATCTGCGCAGATTCGCGGAGTTCGAAACCGTGAACATCCATCAACACGCCTTGACGCAACAGCGAGTCGTCACCTGCTTCATTCACTGCGGTCAGTTGCAGCAACGTACGCATGGCCGCGCCGGCCGTGGTGTTCATCGTCAGATGGATATCCGACAGCGGAGCGCCGTTATCCGACAGAACCTTGCGGGCTTGGGCGGACGCGCCGAGGTTGGTCGCGAACGGGGTCGTACCTGCTGCGCCGGTAGCGCGAGATGCACCCAGCTGCGCCGTTTGCGCGGTAGTTGCTTCCACCAAGTTACACAGGGTACGAAACGCCTGGGTCACCTGGTCGGACTTGATCTTGCTGTAGCCAGGGCCGGTATTCAAACCCTTTTGATCTTCACCGGTCCAACGGAACGGAACGCCCATCGAATTGGTGATGGTGATTGCCGTATTGCCGATGATCTGATCGCCCGTATTCGGAGCGGTCACACCAGGGGTGATGTTCACGGCCTGCGACGCGGGCGTGATCGGCACCAAGATTTGTTGATTCAGCGCTGCCCGTTCAGCGCTGGCG